TATATCGTAATTGTTACCAGATACATTGTTTTTGTTTATGTAAATCTTATGGCGGCCGTCTATTGAAATATCAGAGTCGCCTTGTATTTGTACTTGTTCTTTACTTGATAATAAACGATATGATTCACCTTTTATAATTTCTACTTTGTTGCCATCTTTGTCTATTTCGTAGGATGTTCCTGTTCTATGTCTTTCGTGTATTCTTTCGTGGCCGCTTGTGTCATCATATTCTCTTATGTGGCCACTTTCTGATTCAAATACTTTGTTATAAGGATAAATGGCCGAATATGGTATTTCTGGTTGGTCAAATGTATCACCATCACTGGCCTCTATATTTGTCCCATCGGCCGCCGTAACAGGATTAAAGTCGGCCGTTGCCACTCCTGTAATACGTGTTGCTCTACGCAAAGTTAATGAAAGATGAGGATTGGTCTCTGAGCCGTCCGATTTTAGATTGACGGCCAGCCTATTGGTGTCCACTTCATCTTTGTATTTTGGATAAACTCCGTTAGGGTCATTAAATCCTGCCGTTGTGGTCGCCAGAGTAGTTGGCCTGCCAGGTATACTCCCAAGTACCAAAGGCTCTTGACAATTATCACCATCTCTAAAGTAACCGTAAACCCACGAACCTTCTACAAGGGCCGACGGAGAAAAACCTAAACCAGATATGGCCGCTGATGAAACAGGTAATACGACCTGTGACCACGGTAAATCGGCCGTTGGCAAATCATTTTTGTCCGAAGTGTGAAGGCCGATACAACGTACTTTAACACGGCCAAGATATTCAGGATCAATACGATCCTCTACTACGCCTGTAAACCACATAAAACCGTTACGGCCTAAAAAATTTTTGTCTGTAATCATTTTATTTTTACCGATATTTGTTTGCTTTTAAACACTACGCTATACGCCATAAATGGCCATTTCTTCGTAACGTACGCAGGCCATTGCGTATTAGTCTTTCCTCTTATTACGGCCTACTATCCAAGACAAGGCAGTTGCTAAACTGACTTTATCTTTGATATATTCTCTCACTCCACTCTGGCCCTTAAAGAAATATATTGTTTTTAGACTATATAGACCATCCTGAACGGCCGCTAGAGTGTTATTATATGAGTTTCTAATGTTTTTTATTATATTTTTCATAGTTTTATCTGTTTTCGTTGAGTTTGTTCTCTCTTTGTTCGCTCAGATATTCTCTCTCTTGTATCTGACTTTCACTTTCTTTTGTAATGGCCTGTATCATAGACCAGTTTAAATAGGCCATTGCTATCATTGCTATGCCTACAATTATAAAAATAAATTCTATCATATTTACCTCGGAAGCGTCGGACTCGACGGATTCTCAAAGAGTCTCTAAGCTTATGTTAATACCTCTGTTTTTGATTTATCTATATCTGCTGATAGTGTCTGTAAAAATCTTTCGTCATCTTCAAATACTGATATAATCTGTTCGTTTGTTTTATCTTTTAGTTTTACTAAATCGGTCTCTGTATTTACAGGCAACATATTACGTACAGCGTCTTTTGAACATCTAATTACCATTTCGTGTTTATTATCTATACGGTTTATCTTGTGTTTAATCTGTAATACTAGATAACGACCAGAATAGTAAGGATTTAACTCTTGGCTCTCACCAGGATTGATTGGTTTTGCTGATGGCAGACTAAATGATATAAGATCACCAGCGTGTACTTTGGTGTTACCTGGCACGTTTAGGATTAGATTATTGTTCATTAATTGTTGTCTCTGTGATATAGAATTAGCAATTAAATCTCTATTTGGCACAGGATCGTAATTATTGTGTACTTTACTTGTTGCCGTTGTGTTCATTAACTTTTGTAATGGGTGTTCAGATAGTGTTTTCTTTGTGTTATCAAACACCGAGTGTGGTTGTATAAATTTTATGCCTGATCTACGGCCATCGCTGTGTTCAGTGTGAAAAAAGTTACCATATGTGCTGTGATAGTCAAAATCTGTTGTTTCTATCTTTTTGTAGAACAAATCTGTATCTACTAAACGACTGGCAAATAGGCCTTCCGTTAGATCGTCTAGTGTGTTAACAGGATCCTCAAAACTATAGTGCTTAACACTTCTTAACGCCTGCTCTACATCTACATTGCCTTGTGTTCTAACATTTGCTGGTTGTAGGTGATATTTCTCAACAACTGGTCTTGCCGTGTGGCCACGTATCGCCAATAATGACTCAATTGATCTAAAGTTAAAACCTCTTAATGTTTCAAAAAATAGATAGTTAGCATTTTCATATACTTGTGATATAGTTTGACTTGCTAAAAATTCTATTGCTCTAAATGGCCTTACATTTGGTAATACAAACTTTGAATTAGACCTTGACTCTTCAATGTACACTTTTTTTCTACTGTCAAGGTACTTTTCATCTTTTACAATCTCAGCTACAGCGTTTTCAATAGGGCCTTCAAAAGCACGTGATACTTTTGTTATACTATTTCTATATGCCTCTCTACTTGTAAAGTGTAGTCTATAAACCATTTGACGACCAGTACCACCTGATGGTCTAATCTTTTCTATCTTGTATATGTAAAATGGGTCGCTCTGTTCTTCGCTTGTATCGACTCTGTCCTCTTTGGCAGAGCCAGGCGTATGTAGTTTTAGTTCTAATCTTTCTAGGCCTGTTAACGGTAAAACCGTTCTAATATCTTGAGCATCAGCCAAGTCTATCTCACCTGTGATACACTCCATAGAAATATCTTCAACTATTGACAAACTCATAAGTTGTGGTAAGATATTAATTCTTAATGATTCTGTTGATTTATCTGGATCAGTTCTATATGATATAATATTACAAAGTTCTAATCTATAATCGCCAGCGTATCTTAATAATTCTTTGTCTTCATTTACACTTGCCATAGCATTATCTTCTAATCAACCTTTCAAATTCTTCCAAGAACATAGGTAAATATCTAGGATCAAGTAATTTTATATTTCTTTTTTTATCTTGTTCTCGTCTTTCATATTCATAGTTAGTAACTGACTCAGCACCTGTTTCTGTGCTGTTAACTTCTATTTTGTGTGAGTAATCATCTGGACCATTACCTGTTGTAGAACCACTTGATTGTGTGATTTCATAATGATGTACGCCTAATGGTTGAGCATACTTGTCTTTTACATATTTTTCAAAGTCTTGGTCTGATAATGGCCAACCATAGTATCTGTCTGTTATGTCATTTAATAATAATATAATCCAAAAATAGTCTGTTGTGCCAAAATGTTTATAAGATGTGGTCTCTGGTTGTTCACCACTAGGCACATCATAAGTAGAAAATAGAGCAGCGTTAGTTTTTAGTTGTTCTCTAACTTTTATTCTTCTAAAAATATCTGTAACTAACTTAAAATTCTTGGTGTTATCTATGTCATATAGTAACTTTGGAAATGTCTCAAAATACTTTGCCATATTAGTAACCTTGTGCTATAGTTTCTTTTGTCATTATCTCTGTTTCTGTAAATGATAGTGTCATTGTTATTTGTACAGGAGCAGCGCCATCATTATCAAATTGTCTAAATGTACTAAATTGTTCACCACCATAGTTTACTTCACAACCTGTTAACACACATCTACTGATTTTGTTTAGATAATTATTAAGTTGACCTTGATAAGCATAATGTATCTCAAACTCACTAGGCACTTTGAAATATCTACCACCTGCCACATCAAAATTTAAACTTGGATGCATATGATATTTGAATAGTGTTATAATTTTGTTTATGTCTTCAACTTCTTCTTTGTTTCTAGCAGTTAAGTTAAATGTATAATTAAATGCTCTGTGATTTACTTTTTCAAATACAACCTCGCTAAATGGGTTTTCAGCAAAACCTGTGACTTTTGTTATCGCACCACCAACATCACCAGCACCAACGGCCTCTAACACACCAACACCTAATCTTTTAGCTGCCTCAAAGCCAACACCTTTTAGACCTTCTAAAAATGCCTTTGCTTGTGCCTCATCATTAGCAGCGCCAGCAATATCTAAACCTGCTCTTACACCTAAACCTGCCATACCTAATTCTGTTGGGCCATTTGCTACATCATACTTAACATTTATTCCTGGTGGCATATATAACGCTATAGCCGCCGTTGCTGTAGAATGTGTTGGTCTTGCTGTAGTCACGCTATTTTTTGTAGGTCTACCAATCTTTACAGCTGAGTTAGTTCTACCGTCTCTTAATCTAGCCACATTATATTTTGTTTCGTTTGTTACACTACCATCCGCTGTGACTGATTCTGTCTCTGATACAAAAGCAGAACCAAGTAAATCTTCATTAAATTGTTTATCTTGTATTTTACTATGTGTATTTGATATAACATAAAAGATCATATAGTGGCCTTGATCTGTATTACCTAAATCTCTTGGAAATTTTATGTTAGTAAACTCTAACGGATCAGATTGCATATGAGCCGTAGGCGCCTTCTTGTCTCTCAACTCCAATTTTGAAGTTTTTAACAAGTCTTGAGCCATTGACTTTGATTGTTGAGAGGCTAAAGCATTCTTTAATATGCCACTGCCTAAACTAATTAATGATCCTAATTTTATTGAAGCCATCTAAATATCCTATATAATACTAATATTTATATGAGAAAACGAGCAACATACAAAGGTATTTACCGACCAAGTAATCCAAAGAAATATGCTGGCGACCCTAATAGAATTGTTTATCGTTCTAATTGGGAGCGTAAGTTTATGGTGTATTGTGACCGTAACGAGGATATTACATATTGGGCAAGTGAAGAATTAGGTATACCTTACGTCAATCCTATTGATAGAAAAAGACACACCTACTATCCTGACTTTATCATAAAAACCAGCAAAGGCAAGCGATATATGATAGAGATAAAACCATCAGCACAAACTAAAAAACCAAAGGTTAGATCAAAGAAAT